ACTGCTTGAATAATTTTCTAGCAGGTTCAATATAAGAACGGCCGTAAGGAAGGAAGTTAACATCCGTTAATAAACGGAAGTGAGCTACTTCATAGTTATCAAAGTAAATTGACTTAGCATCATGCTGGTTTGGGGTCTTGAAATACCCGTATGTATCAGCAGCTAGCCCATCAGGATCATATCTAAATCTAACAGCGGTTGGATTTTCTGCATCGTAACGTTCTTGTCTTTCAATATTAAATGCAGCAAAAGGAATTACATTATAAACACCAAACTTTTCTGAAGCTTCTAATTTTAAGAAGAAGTCTCCATATTTGCACATATTCCTAATCCACCAACTTAAGTTAAACTCAACGTTTAATACGTCGTAGAATAAATTGTAAAGAATCTTTTGTATATTCTCGTCACTAGATTTAATGTGAAGAACTTCTCCCATATCATTCTTAAGGGTAGATTCTTCTGAAAGAATATCAAGAGCTGAAGCAATGATTGCATCAGTATCCATTGCATCATATTCAGAATATAACTGCGTTCTTAATGTTTGATAGTTAAAAGAAGATTGGTATCCGTAAAGAGATGTTGGTGATGTTGTATAGATTCTATTGTATCTAGCCATCAAAGAGTTATTTTCTAACTCTCCTGACATCTGAATTTGGTTAGTATCAGCTACTTTTAATTGATCACCACCGACGTTCCGGATAATAACATCTGTAGAAAATAATCTACGTAATCTCGAAAATATACTGGTATCAGCCATTGTTTAAGTAATAATATAAGTATAAATAGTTAATAAATCCAGCTTATATCTTCCTTTCCTCCTTTACCGTTATCGATTTCATACGGGTTAGCTACGTGAGAAGGTAGGTATACTCCTTGGTAAGAAGGTTTAGATACTGTAATATTATTTAATGCATTACGGGTAAGGTCTAATCCCTGCTGTCTGAACTTTAAAGCAGTGTCTCTAATGTACATTCCGGTACCGAAAGCCATTACTAAGTCGTCATTATAACCGCCTTGAGCTTCTGCTCTGCCATTCTTCCATATAAACACTTTCATTTCCTCGATTAAGCGTTTGGAATGAATAGTAACTGCTTTTTCGTTAACGTATTCTTGAAATTTACCGATTACTAACGGTCTAGTACGGGCATTCATAGAGAATCCAGCTACCATATTTGAGTTATAATCGTATTGATCAAAGTAAGAATCAGCAGAAACATTACCTCCTTTAGGTGAATAGTAGAGATTATCGTACCCTCTATCGATTACAGTCTGGATTGTTGACCATCCAATAGAAGCATTTTCAATTACAAGTAATGCTTGATTGTATTCTGATGCTATACCTACTAGTAAATGACCAAAATCCTTGGTTCCTAACTGCCCTTTATATTCTCCTACCTGAGTGTTATTCTCAATATCGATGATATGAAAGGCTGAGCAGTCTTTTCCATCACCTCTAGCTACGTCAGCTACTACCATGTAGCTTCTTGAGTAGTCAACAGGTTCCCAAATCCATAAATTTTGATCAGCACCACGTTTTTCCATAGGGTCTCTGATATAGGTCTGCTGGTAGAACTCTAAATACTCTCCGTAGAATACAATATCCCCAGAAGTAGCAAAGTCACAATCACATTCCTGTGCTGCCAGACGTGGATCTCCTAGTAGATTATCCTGAGCATCTCTCCAGGTTTGATCTCTTTCTGGGTGTACATACCAAGGTAATTTAATTGGTAAAAATTCATTCTCTTTTGCTTCAGCTCTAACCCAGGTTTGGTGAAACCAGTTACCGGTTCCGCAAGGAGTTGATAGTATGATAGCACCGCCACCCGTAGCTAAAGTCTGTTGAGCGGATGCCCATGTTTCGGCAATGTTATCGATGAACGCGGCTTCGTCAATTAACAGTAGTGATACGGCTTCTGAACGAGCAGCATCTGAATTTGATGATTTAGCTGTGATTTTAGACCCGTTTGATAGCCGTAAACTCAGTTTGTTCTTTTCTTCTGCATCAATTTTTAACCAAGAAGGTAAGTTTTCATACATAAACTGCACTTTTGATACAAGATTTCGTGCAGTTGCTTGTGTGGTTGCAAGGGTTAAAACGTTTTTATCTTTATGAAAAAGCATTAACCACAGTGCATATCCTGCTCCTAAAGTCGAAATACCTAGCTGTCTTGACTTTAAAATGATAGAATATGGGTTATCTTGGAAGTGTTTTAGTACTTTTTCCTGAAAAGGATATAGATGAAATAAGATTCTACCCCGTAATGGATGCTGGATATAGCAGTATTTTTTCATAAAGTGAATAGGATCAACTACGCACTTAATGTATTCCTGCCGGATGACTGATTTTAAATCTGGTTGACTCATAGACCAAAGAATAGAGAAAGGACTATAGTTACTATCGCAACCGCATAAGCTCCGTTTCTCGATGTTCTTAGATTCTCAATTTCTTTACCGTAAATTGTAATTATAGAATCTTTATTATTTACAACCTCTTTGTAATTCTTTTCATTAGCTTTAAAAACATTGATTGTACTATCTCTATGGAAGATAATAGTATCTTTTGCAAAGATAATTTCCTGTAGGTTTGAAATAGAATCACGGGCAAAACCCAACTGAGTTCCACAGTAGAGTCTTTCCTCTCTAACAATTAAGGCTTTCTTCAAAGCAGCACAAGGTACTCTACAAGTATCACTTGAAGCTTTCTGAGAATAGAGTGGCGACATCGCTATTAGACATAGCATTAAGACGCTTAAGATCTTCTTCATGTTGTTTTTGTTCTCTGGCAGCTTGAGCTGCGGTTTCACTTAGTTTATTTTCTAGCTTAACAATCTTACTTTTCTGGATATCAACCAGAGAATCTAATTGCTTTACCTTAATGTTGTTTGCTTTGATTTCGTTAGTTAACGAATCAATTCTTCTTTCGTAGATAGAAACATCGGGTAGTTTCTCTGCCGGTTTAAAAAAACGGGTATACACAATACCTATTCCAAAAACCAAAACAATAATCCATATTAGTGTTTGTTTCATGACTTATGTATTTTTAACCTAAGAGTACCGGTTCCTTTAATCACTCGGTGCCACTCATGTCTTTTTATAAATATAGCTTCATTTAAGGAAGTTGGCAAGCTGTTATCTAGCTGTAATTGCCAATCTGTTTCTCCAAGTATCTCCACGGTTCTATCCTCATCATCTCGATGCCATAGTAAATGTATAGGATCAATACTTTCATCGAACTCACGAATGATATACTCTGTTGAAGTTTCTAAATCCTTATACGGCTTTTGGTAATCTTCCTCTTGACCATCCCTGTGGTTGTTTTCCTGGTTCATATAATTTTTCTATGTTAGTGTTTGGATCGTAATACCACTTTCTGCCTTTAGTTTGTGGTTTACCTAGGACCCCTACTTTGACTCTTCCTTTAACCCATGGGTGTTGAATATCTTGCGTCGATGGTACCATCTTACTCTCCTGGGTTAATGTATTGGTTATCCAGATTTTGTTAAAGTTGTGATTATCTTTTCCTTTTTGGTTTTTAATTAGCTTTTTTCCTAACTTAGCTCTACTCAAGTTTTGCTTATGTTCTTCACTCTTAGGTTGTCTCCATAGGGGTATACAGGCTTGTCTAGCTCGTTCATAGTCTCTAGAACTTACACTATATTTCCTATGCTTGCCTTTTTGGTTACACATTGCCCATAGTGCAAACTTTAAGGAAGGGTTATCTGGGTATAGCAGCACTAATATTTTGTGAGCTATAAAATGCTCTCGGCCGGTTAAATTTACTATGTTATTCTTACTATTACTCCCTCCTAAACATTTTGGAAGTATGTGATGTCTTTCCGAATACGATTCTGATTGTCGAGTTTTAGCTTTTTCTACAAGTTGGGAGTATATTTTTTGCCAATCCATTTATTATAAATAGTCGTCTCTATGCCAAAAAAGCACTATACTCGTTAGTAACTTCTATGTCTCTGTAAGGTTTCTCCATGTTACAACTTCATCTAATTGTTCTTTTGTCCAGTAACTATAATAATCAGTAAATTTAAGCCCGTTTGACTTAGAAGTCAAGTCAGCTAGGTCTTGAACTATCCAAATATAACAATCCGGAAAGGTGGTTATTACTCCGTTAATCACAAAAGGATTTCTTGGATCACTATCCAACACTACTTTGTTAGTTGGCATAAAATTACGATTAAGCATTCTGGTTTTTGCCTCTAATGCTTCAACTTCGTAAATTTCATAGTTAGGTAAATAGAAAATACAAACTTTATAAACTTGAACGTTAGCATTACTTATCTGGAATGCTATATCGTCTAGGGTTGTTTCTTCAACAGTATATTCCTGGTTAGCAACAGCTCCCTTAGCAAAA